GATTCTTAATGACCTTGCAGACAATCATGAACGCAGGTTATTTGAAACTCTAGAACAACTAGAACAGAAGGTAGTTAATGCTGTTAATGAATTACCTAAGAGACAGGGTAAATTATTTGATACTAGGCTCGCTATTGAGATTAGACCTAAGTTAAAACAGTTTATAGAAGAAACATTTTCTAAAACAATTGATACCAATATTAGAGAATACGATAGAGCAGTTTCCACCATCTTGGGTATTTATGGTGAACTTCCTATCCCTAAGAAGTTTAAGTTTTTAACAGATATCAATAAAGAAGTTATTGCCAATCTGAAGAAACAAACATTTCAAGGATTCCAGTCACTAGCTAATGAATATTTAGATGATTTAGCGAATGAAGTGTATCAAAGCACAATAGTTGGAAAACCTTTTAATGAAATAGTTAGAGACCTAAAACAAAAGATAAATGGAATCTATGCTTCTACAGATAATGAGAAAGCAGAAGAACTAACTAACTTTATTAAAGAAAACAAGTTTAAAGCTTCAATGAATGGCAAAGTAGATGAAGCAATAAGTGAACTGCAAAAGATATATTTGAATCAAAGAACAGGAGATAATTTCTCTCGCTATACTAGACAGATGGCACATGATTCTTTAATGCAGTTTGACGCAAATTTTAATATGGAAAAAGCTAGAGAAGTGGGATTGACCCACTTTGAATACTCTGGAAATATTATACGAGATTCTCGTGATTGGTGCATCTCTCATGTCGGCAGAATAATGACAGAGGATGAAATCCGAGAAGAATGGGAAAACAATAGCTGGGCAGGAAAATCCAGTGGAGACCCATTCATTGTGAGAGGTGGCTACAATTGTAGGCATCACTGGGTAGCAACCGACCCTGACTGGTTAAACGAATAAACACTCAGAAAGAGGTGACAAATGTCTGACAGGACTGAAAATATGGTGAACAATAGTGCTGATGAGCCTAGTACAGTGGAACAGCAAACCGAGCAAAAAGAAACAAAACAAGAATCTCAAGAAAAGATGCTTCGTCAATCTGATGTAGAAAAACTACTTCATAAAAGATTGAAGGAAAAAGAAGAATCAATCATGGGGTCTTTGGGAGTTTCTCTTGATGAAGCTAAAGCAATTATCAAAGAAAGAGAAGATAAAGAGCTTGAACTTCAAAAAAGGCGAGGGGAGTTTGATGAGGTATTAAAGAAAACAGTAAGCAAGAAGGATGAAGAAATAGCATCAATTAAAGCTGAATTATATAAGCTTAGAGTTGATGATTCTCTTTTAAATTCTGCTTCTAATCACAAGGCAATTAAACCCCAACAAGTAACTAACTTACTCAAGAGTAATGTTAAGTTCGAAGAAGGGAAGGCAGTTGTCTATAGTGATGATGGTGTTAAAAGATACAGCGACAATGGAGAACCTCTGACCATAGATGAGCTGGTGAAAGAATTTCTAGACACAAATCCACACTTTGTTTCTCCTACTCCTAGTGGGTCAGGAACAAGGTCAGCGATTGGTGGACAACAACAAAAAGAAATGAGCATAGCAGATTTAGATATGTCAAATCCGGAACATAGAGAAATCTATAGAAAGATGAGAGTCAAAAATGCTAATGCTTTTGTCAAATAATCACAAAAGGAGAAAATAAATGGCAAACGAAATAACAAGTTCTGTCGGTTCAGAACTTTATACTAATATACTACAGGAAGCTATCTTCACTGCACAAGAGAAGTCAATCATGCTTCCTCTCGTAACTGTTTACGATATTTCAGGACAAGCAGGTAAAACTGTTCAAGTTCCGATTTATCCAACAGTATCTGCATCAGCAGTAGCTGAAGGTTCAGACCTTGCTAACACCGCAATTAATCCGACAGAAATCACCATCACTGCCTCAGAGCAGGGATGTATGGCTTCAATCAGTGACCTAATGAGAGAATCAGCAGGTAGAAATGTTGCTCAAGATGTTGGAAGAATCTTAGGTGAAGCAGTAGCGAAGAAAGCTGACGAAGATATCACAGGTCTATTCACAGGATTATCAACTTCTGTTGGTTCTGCTGGAACTGAATTAACTGCCGACCTTATCTTCAAAGCGGTGGCAGAACTAAGAGTGGACAATGCTCCAGCTCCATTCTATGGTGTATTCCACCCAAAAGCTATCTACAACCTAAAGAAAACACTTGCTAACGCAGGTTCTGTATCTGCTCTATCAGATATCGGTAACGAAGCTTTAAGAACTGGCTATGTTGGTCAGATTGCTGGTGTTCAATTATTTGAATCAGCAGTTATCAGCATTGACTCAAGTGATGATTCTATCGGTGCAGTATTCTCACCAAAAGCATTTGGTGTAGCATCTAAGAAGGGTCTAACAATTGAAGAAGATAGAAATGCTTCAGCGAGATTGACAGAATACGTGGCGACGGCAACTTGGGGAGTAGCAGAATTGGTAGATGCTTATGGGGTCAAAGTAATTTCTGACTCTGCATTATAATTATAACTAAACCTGAGGGGGATATATTCCCCCTCTTTAACCAGTTTCACAAAGGAGATTTATTATTATGGCTATGTCCACAGATTCCGACCTTCAAGAATATGTTCCTGATATTTTAAGCTTTGGTATTAATGCATTTACAGATGAACATGCAAAGGCTCAATCAGACATTGAAAGAAGATTAAGAATAGATTGGTGGGAAAGATACAAGAACAGAGACTACAGAGATATCTCTAGACTTGTGCCTGAAGAAATGGATGCCAGTAAATTAACTGAATCTCAATTTACCAGATGTGCTGTCTATAGAGTCTTGTCTGAATATGCACTTCCTAAATTAACTAGATTTAACCCTGAAGGACAGGAAGATAGATTCCAAGTCATGATTAAACACTATTCAGAGAAATTTGAAAAAGAGTTCCAACAAATTTTATTTGATGGGGTGGAATATGATGATGATGGGGATTCAACTATCCAAAATGACGAAAAGGAAGCTATCCATTCACTGCGATTAGTGAGATAGATGGAACTCAAAGTCAGGATACAAGACAAACAAGTTAAAAGATTCTTTGATAGACTCAAAGCAAGAAAACCAACAGCTTTTAAGAAAAGTTTATTAGAAGCATCACAATTCCAAAGAGGGAACATCTCAAGAAGAACTCTTAAAGGATTAGACTTTCAAGGAAGAAACTTTGCTCCTTATACACCTGAATATGCAGAGTTTAGAAGGCAGGAAGGCAGACCCTTGAGACCTGACTTGAACTTTACTGGTCAGATGTTAGGCTCTATGACAGTAGATTCAACAACATCTAAAGGTAGAATATTCTTTACAAGAACTGCCGAAGGTACTAAAGCATTGGGAAATGATAAAAAGAGACCATTCTTTGCTATTAGTGCAAAAGATGAAGTAAAGATAGCAGAAATATTTGTAGATAGATTATTAAGAGAATTAGGAGTTTAAATGAGTAATAGAGAAAACATAGCTAGTAATATTATTACAGTATTAGATGCTATGACCAGTCCAGTTGAACTCAAGAAGATTACAAGAGAGCCTTTTCAACCTGATGAAATTTCTGAACAGCAATTTCCAGCAGTGTATATCTCCTCAGGAGATGAAGAAAGAGAAGATGTCACGATTGGTGATAATTCAACTAGGAGAGAAGGTAGAATAGATTATGTTGTTGTTGGTTATGTTAAAGGAACTGACACTAATATAGATACTAAAAGAAATCAGTTAATAGAAGCTATTGAAGAAGCTTTAGATGCTGATAGAACGAGAAATGGTAACGCACTTGACACTCAAATTATTGCAGTTTCTTCAGATGAAGGAACTATCTTCCCTTATGGGGGAATAAACATGACTGTCAGAGTTACTTATCAATTTATAAGGGGTAACACATGAACAATAGGATTCGTCTCTATAAAGGAGACAGCGAGATTGAGATATTTGTTGAGCATTTAACCAAGTATCTTAATAATGGATGGTCAGAAATGAAAGACCAACCAAAACCCAAAAAGTCTAAAAAGAAAGACCCAGTTTGGGAAGTATTAAAAGAAGAAAACGACATACAAAAGGAGAATGAAGAATAATGGCAACACATACAGGTAGCGAAGGTGCAATTTATAATGACAATAATCAGGTAGCTGAGGTAAGAAACTTCAGTGTTGATGAGGTGATGGATACAATAGAAGATACTTCTATGGGTGATTCAAGCCGAACCTATAAAGCTGGACTAAAACAATTTACAGCAACAGTATCAGCATTTTGGGATGAAACCGACACTAATGGTCAAGGTGGATTTGATGTTGGTTCAGAAGTAACTTTAAAACTATATCCTGAGGGAAATGCTTCAGGTGATACATACTATTCAGGTACTGCATTAGTAACTGGCAAAACTATCAACTCTAGTTTTGATGGTATGGTAGAAGCTGAGTATAGTTTTCAAGGTTCAGGAGCATTGACAGAGACAACAGTTTAATATATTAATTTTGTATGTCTGTTCTTGATAAAGCAAAAGAGCATTTCAAATCTCTTGAAGTGAAAACAATTGAAGTGCCTGAGTGGGGTTTAGTAGGTGATGAATGTATTTATGCTAAACCCTTCTCTCTAGCAGAAAAGAAAAAGCTTTTCAAAACAACTACAGAATCTGATGTTTCAGTCCTAGCTGATGTTCTTATCATGAAGGCTATGGACAAACAAGGTGAACCTATGTTTACTTTAAAAGACAAATTAGATTTGATGCATGGTGTTGATGCTGATGTCCTGTCAAGGGTAGCAGGAGAAATCATGACACCATCTAGTCACGAAGAAGTAAAAAAAAAATAAATTCTGATTCAGAATTATACTGTATTTACGCACTAGCTGATAGATTACATAAAACAGCATCTGAGATTGAACAAATGTCAGTTGATGAGTTTATGCATTGGATAGCTTATTTAGAAATTTCACAGGAAAAACAAAAACAAAATGACAAGAAAATTCGAAATAGAGTTCTTAGCAAATGATAAAACTAAACAGGCTTTTAACAGTGTTAAGAAAAATACAGACAGCACAAGAAAAAGCTTATTAAGTTTTAAGAATATTATTGTAGCTGTTGCTAGTTCTCTTGTAATAAAACAATTTCTAGATTTAGCAAATACATTCCAAAACCTACAAAATAGATTAAAATTAGTTACAAGCTCAACTCAAGAACTTGCTTTTGTCCAACAAGAATTATTTGATATAGCTCAAAGAACAAGAGGTGGTTTTGCTGAGACAGTAGAACTATATCAAAAGTTAGCTTTACAATCTAAAAGCTTAGGATTACAAAGCTCTCAATTAGCTCAAATTACAGAAAATGTAAACAAAGTAATTGGTATTGCTGGTGTTGGTGCAGTACAAGCTTCTTCAGGTATATTACAGTTATCCCAAGCATTTGCTTCAGGTAGATTACAAGGTGATGAATTTAGAAGTATCTCTGAAAACATTCCACCTTTATTAGATATCTTTGCTAAAGAATTAGGTGTTACTAGAGGAGAACTAAAGAAATTAGGCTCAGAAGGTAAAATTACATCTGATATTATTGCTAAGGCTTTACTAGCAGAGACAGAAAACATCAACGAAGCTTTTAGTAAGTTATCACCAACAATTGGACAAGCTTCAACAACTATTGCAAATAGTTTTTTAAATTTAGCTGGTACATTTGCAGAAGTTACAGGAATTTCTGATTTATTAGCAAAATCATTAATAGCTGTTTCTAAAGGATTAGATGCCATTACCGAAACTTTAAAACCATTTACACCTACAATAGAAAGCACTGAACAAAGAATTAAAGAATTAGAAGAATCTATTAAAAACGCAGGTAACGAAACAATAGATTTTTCTGCAATAGTTAATAAAGGAATTGATTTTGCAGGTATTCTACCCACAGACAATGAAATAGAAGCAACAAAAAAACTTACAGAAGAATTAAAAACACAATTATTATTATTAGAAGATTTAAAAAGATTAGATTTCTTGTCAGGTGCTTATCAAGAACAAGGCGAAGTATCAGATTTAAGTAAAGTTATAGAACATGGTACAAAAGTAGGTAATGAATTTGCTAACGCATTAGGAAGAATTAATGACGAAGTAAAAAATTCAGATGAGTTTTTTAAAAAAATGACAAGAACAACCAATAGAATGGTTGTGATGGGTGGGATGGTAGGTAGCGAATTTGAAAAAGCATTAGGTAATATGGGAGAGGATTTAGATGTTATTTCAGAAGGAAAATTTCCAAGATTTGTACAAGTATTAAAAGATGCAGGTAATACTACAATGCAACTTGATGGATTATTTACCAATACATTTAATAGCTTTGCTGACACTTTAGCAGATAGCATTATGACTGGTAAATTTGCATTTAAAGATTTCGCAAGGTCTGTTATTGCAGATATAGCAAGAATTATAGCAAGACAACAAGCTTTATTGGCAATACAAAAAACATTAGGATTCTTTGGTGTAACTAGCATTGGTGGCGTTGATGTTTCTACAATCTTTGGTGGTG